GCTAGATTTTTGCGTGCGCGTAATTAGCTTTGGATTGTTTGACAAACCTTTTAAATTTATGTAGTAGGAAAAATGGCCCAGGGTAGAAAACCAAAACCAGCAGCGTTAAGGGAACTAAACCGAAACGCAGGTAAAAGAGAAATTCAAAAAGTTTCTAGCTTATCTGCGCCTGGTAGTTTAAACCCAGACGCGCCGCCAGACTGGTTAGACGATGAACAAAAAAACACATGGAAAATAGGGCTAGAAAATGCGCCGCGTGGTGTTTTAAAAAAAATAGATACAGGGGTTTATTTAGCCTGGGTTATTTCATGCGCCAGATTTAAACAGGCGAACGAGCTTTTACAAATAGAAGACTTAGTAAGCACTGGCGCTATGGGCGGCCCGATACAGAACCCGCTAGTACAAATAGCAAATAAGCAAGCTGAATTAATGATAAAGGCCGCAGGCGAAATGGGATTTACACCCGCTAGCCGAACCCGCGTTAATGCTGGTAGCGGAGGCGATAACGAAAACAGGTTTAACCAGAACGGCAAAAAGGCGGGCTAAATAAAATGGCCTTCCAATATAACTATGTAGCAATAGCTAAAGGTTATGCTAAAGAAGCAATAGCAGACACAAAGCGGAAAAAGTTTAATTTATTTATAAGGCAAGCGGCACAAAGATTTATAGACGATTTAAAAAGGGCCAAGCAAAAAGACTGCGGTTTTTTTTTCGATGAATGGCACGCTAACGACGCTTGCGACTTTATAGAAAAATTACCCCATGTAGAAGGTAACTGGAAAACCCCAAACATAGAGCTACACGAATCACATATATTTTTTATAGTTCAGTTATTCGGATTTAGAAAAAAAGACCACGTATTTATAAACGGCTGGGGCGAAGATAATAAATTTTACCCTAGAAGGTTTAGTACAGCCTTTTTTATTATAGCTAGGAAAAATGCAAAGAGCCTTCTAGCTTCTAGTATTTTAAACTATTGTAATTGCTGCGAGCCAGAAGAAGGCGCGCAGATTTTAAGCGCAGCTACAACATTCGATCAGGCTAGTATTGTTTTTAATGCTTCTAAAGCCCAGGTACAAAAAACCGCAGATTTACGCGAAGCTTTCGGGCTAGAAGTTTTCGCTAAATCTATTACCAGGGTAAAAACGGGTTCAGTATTTCACCCGATACACGCAAAGGCTAGCACGCAAGACGGCTTAAACCCCTCGCACGTTTCGTTAGATGAAGTACACGCACACAAAAACGCAGACTTAATTAATGTTCTACAATCTGCGGCGGGCGCAAGAAATAACCCTTTATTTTTATTTACGACTACAGAAGGTTATATGAACGCGGGCCCGTGGCAAGAATATAAACAATTTTGTAAACGGTTATTAGCGGGTATTTTTGGCACTACCGCAGATCATTTTTTAGTTTCTTATTACTGCTTAGACGAAGAAAACAAAGGCTTAAATATAAAAGCAGACGAAGAATTTAACGAAGCTACCTGGATAAAAGCGAACCCGTTAATAGAAGTTAACCCGCTTTTATTAGACGCGATCAGAAAAGACGCTATAGAAGCTAAACAAATGCCTTCTAAATTATCAGAGTTTAGAATTAAAAGAATAAATAGGCCCGCTTCGACTTCGGACGGCTGGGTAGATTTAACAAAGTGGGAACAATGTAAGGGCGAAGTAGATTTAGACTGGCTAGAAAATTATCCATGTTGGGGAGGGTTAGACCTTGCAAGCACAATGGACTTAGCAAGCTTTAGGTTAGTATGGCTAGTTGAAGGCATTTTATATACTTACGGCTGGCGTTTTGTGCCAGAAGAACAAGTAAAGTTTAGAAAAGAACGCGGCACAATACCTTACGAAAGCTGGGTTAATCAAGGCTTGATTATTGCGACTAGCGGCAATACTATAGACTATTCTATAATCGAAAAAAAAATAGAGTTAGCTAGCGAAAGGTTTAAAATACAAACGATAGGTTACGACCCCTGGAACAGTAGCGACATAGTTAGCAGGTTAGTAGATTATGGGTTAGACTTTGTAGAATTTATACAGGGCCCGCGAAGTTATCACCCAGCTATGAAGGCCCTAGAAAAAGCTTACATAGATAATAAATTAAGGCACGGCGGCGACCCTGTATTAACGTGGTGCGCTTCTAACCTAATAGCAAGAACAGACGTTAATTTAAACACAGCGCCAGATAGAAAAAAAAGCACAGATAAAATAGACGATATGGCAGCATTACTAATGGCTATAGGCGTTTCACAAGTTAACGACGAAGCAGAAAACTTAGAAGGTTTTATAGAATGCCCGATAATAGGTTAGATAAAAACGCGAACAAATGGAAAATATTTGCAAGTTTAGCTAAATGGGCTGGCATACCAATTACCCTGGTAAATGAATCTGCCGCAAGCGATCTAAATAAGGCGCTGGCTAATGCGGCTAATAGCGCAGGGCAAACAGTAAACGAAGCTACAATATTAAGCCTTTCTGCGGCCTGGGCCTGTTCTAAATTAGTCGCGCAAAGTATCAGCACACTACCGCTACATTTATACGAACGAACGGACCAGGGAAGGAAGCTAGCCAAAGATCACCCGCTATATAAGGTTCTACATTTAAGCCCTAACGCTAAATCTACTTCTAGTACATTCTGGGGCGCTAATTTATTTTCTATGCTTCTGCGTGGGAATGGCTGGAACAGAATACAAAGAAACGGCTTAGGGCAAATAATAGGCTTAGTGTTTTTACACCCAGATAGACTAAGGCCCATATTAGATAACTACGGACGGCCCACGGCTTTTAAATATTATGTAGGTAGCGGGCAATATGAAACGATACCATTAAGCGAAATATTCTATTTACCTAATGCAAGTTTAGACGGTATTTTTGGGGCCAGCACTATTAGTTATGGCGCTAGTGTTTTTGGTTCTGCTATAGCAGCAAACAAAGCCGCAAACGAAACATTTAAAAACGGCCTATTACCTACCATAGCTTTTAAAATGGAACAAGCTATAAAGAAAGAACAGCGCGACGACTTTAAAACGGCTTTCGCAGAACTAGCAGGCGCTTTAAATTCAGGTAAGCCAATAGTATTGGAAAAAGGCATGACAGCCGAACCAATAGGAATAGACCCCAAAGACGCCCAGTTATTAGAATCTCGTACTTTTTCTGGCGAAGAAGTTTGCCGCTGGTTCGGGGTAGACCCTTCTTTAGTGGGTTATGGCGGCAAGGCTTCTAACTTTGGTACGGGCCTAGAACAAAAAATGATAGGGTTTTTAACATTTACGTTAAACCCTTTGCTAACAGGAATAGAACAGCAAATTAACAAAAATCTTTTATCCCCTGTAGATCAGCTAAAATATTATGCTGAATTTAACATAGAGGGATTACTACGCGCCGATAGTACAGCGCGCGTAGCTTTTTATAGCGGCATGGTTAATAATGGCATGATGACTCGCGACGAAGTGAGAATTAAAGAAAACTTAATAGAAATGGGCGGCAATGCCGCTAAACTAACTATTCATAGTGCTATGGCTCCAATAGATAGCTTAGGCGAAATGGCGACGGTAGCACAGGCTTTTATGTTTAGCGGTAAAGGTGAAGTTTCAAACGAAGGCGGGCCAACAAATGAAGAATAAGCTTTTAATTTTAAATGGTATTGACGTTACAAAAAAACAGGGCGTAAATTTTGACGTGCCGCTACCTGGTAATTTAATGGAGCGCTGGAAGCCTGATTTAAAAATAAATACCGTTAAAAATGAAGAAAATGTAATAGAAATTTTAGACGTTATAGGCTTCGATCTATTCGATGAAGGTATAACAACGCAAACAGTTTCTAGGCAGTTAAAAGCCTTTGGTAAAGACGCGCCTATAACAATTCTAATAAATTCCCCAGGGGGCGATTTATTCGAGGGCATAGGAATTTATAACCTATTAAAAGAACACAAAGGCGAAATAACTATAAAAATAATTGGCCTAGCCGCTAGCGCCGCCTCTTTAATAGCTATGGCGGGTAGCGAAGGAAAAATACAAATTTCAAAAACAGCATTTTTTATGATCCATAACGCCTGGACCCGTGCGGCTGGCGATAAAAATAAGTTTAAAGAAGTAGCAGAATATTTAACCCCTATAGACGATACTATAGCCCAGGTTTATGTAGATCGTTCAGCGTTAAAAAATAAAGAAGAAGTAGCGGCTTTTATGGACCAAGAAAAATGGTTTACTGGCGCTGAATCTTTAGAAGCGGGCTTAGCAGATAGCTTGCTAGAAGACCCTATAGAGAATAAACTCGACACTAGCGAAACACTGGCGGCAATAAGAACCCTAGAAAATGTTTTTAAATCCGCAGGTTATACAAGAACACAAAGTAAGAAAATTCTAAAAGAGCTAAAGCTAGGTAAGCCAGGCGCTACCCAGCCAGACGAAGATAAGCCAGGCGCTATTAACGTAAGCAGAACTTTAGAAATATTGCAAGAGTTAGAAAAAACCCTTTAATTTATTAATTTTAAGTGAGAAAAAACTATGAAAAATTCAAATAAAAACGCTGTCATTTTGGCAGCATTAGCGGCTTCTATGACCGCCCGTTTTCCTGGTATTTCAGTGCGAAACGAAAAGCAATTTAACGCAGAAGAAGCGTTAACAGCTATTAACGCAACATTAGAAAAAGTAACTTCTAAATTACAAACGCACGCAGAAGCCGCGCAAAAAGACAGCGCGTTAACGCTAGAAACTAAACAGTCTGTAGATCAGCTAATGATCTTAAAAAATACTTTAGCAGAAACGCAAAAGCAAATTTTAGCGCGTTTAGAAGACGCAGAACAAAAGTTAGCTATGCCTAGTAATTCAGGCCCCAGTAGAATTTTAAGCTTAGGCCAGCAAGTAATTACTAACGAAGCTTTTTTAGCGCAGTTTAAGACTGGCGAAGCTATTAGCGGTAAAATTAATTATAACGCTAAAGTTATGCAAACTTTAAACGCTATTACTGGCGACACTGGAAGCGGCGGCGCTTTGGTAGAGCCGCAGCGTTTAGGCGTGGTAGTGGGCCCAACTAGAAGCCTACAAATTAGAGACTTAATTAACTGGGGTACTACTTCTAGTAATCTAGTAGAGTTTCCAAAAGAAGCCACGTTTACTAATAGTGCCGACACAGTAAGCGAAAACCCAGCCGCAGGTAAGCCGCAAAGCGAAATAACCTACACTTTAGAAAGTGAAAAAGTAGCTACTATAGCGCACTTTATTAAAGCTTCTAAACAGGTTTTAGCAGACGCGCCCATGCTGCAATCTTTAATTGATTCTCGTTTACGTTATGGCGTAGACGAAAAGTTAGAAGATCAGTTAATGAAAGGTTCGGGCACAGGCCAGGATATTAACGGACTATTTACCCAGGCTACGGCTTACGTTCAGCCTACAGGTACTTACGTGGTAGCCGAAACCCGTTTAGACCGTTTACGCTTAGCTTTGTTGCAAGTAGAATTAGCGGACTATTCAGCCGATGCAATAACCATTAACCCTACAGACTGGGCTAATATTGAGTTAGCGAAAAATTCACAAAACGGCTATTTATTTGCCAATCCGCACGGCATTACAGCGCCTATGCTATGGGGTAAGCCCGTAGTTTCTACTAAGTCTTTAGACGCAGACGAATTTATGGTAGGGGCCTTTAAAACTGCGGTTAGTGGTTGGATGCGCGAAGACGTTAATATTAGTATGTCTAATAGCGATCAAGACGACTTTATTAAAAACATGATTACTATTTTAGGCGAAATGCGCGCAGCGTTAACAGTCTATCAAGACGCGGCTTTTGTTAAAGGCGACTTTAACGGCACTAACGGTTCTTAATAGTAATTTAGCTAAAATATAATGGGGCCCCAGGGCCCCATTTTTTAAAGTTTTTATTTAAAAAATTATTTCTTAAATTGTTTTCTAAATATTAATTTCTAACAAAATAAAAAGGGTTAAGCGTATGTCTAAATATGTCTGTAAGTATAGCTTTGGAAAGTTTCAAAAAGGCGAACCATATAAAGGAAGCGATAGAGACACAGCCAAGTTAATTAAAAATGGTATGATATGCCCTTTAATAGATGAAGGCGGGCCCAGCGAAAAAAAGCAGAAACCCGAACCGCAAGTTATAACAAACTTGCCAGATACCGAGCAAAGCAATTTATCTGCGTCGCAAGCGGGCCCAGCCTTAGTAAACGAGACTGCGAAAAAATCGAAAGCTGGCAAAAACAAGGGAACCCAGGCGAACGAGAAGTAATAGCCTGTAATTCTAGTTTTAAAATAGCGCCGTTTGCTGGTATATGTTACGGGGTAGACCGCCAATTTTGGCGGCATACGCTAAACCAGGTAGTAAAAGAATTTGACGGTATAAGAGTTAGCCATAATCCTATAGACGGGGTTTATAAAGCGTATTCTTACGATTATAATAACACTGGCGCAAATGCGATCATGCTAGCGGCTTATTTAGGCGCAGAAAAAATTATATTAGTAGGCTATGACTGTTCAGTAAAAAAAGGCTACCACTGGCACGGCGAACACCCTAAACCCTTAACTAATTGTAAAAGTATTAAATTTTGGCCTGGTATATTCGAGAAAGTAGCTACTAATTTAAAACATATAGAAGTTATTAACGCGAGTAGAGAAACGGCCCTAACTTGTTTTAAAAAAGAATCATTAGAGGCGGCATTAAATGGCAATAGTGACACTAACCCAGGCTAAAGCTTTTTTAGATATTTACCACGCCGCAGACGACGACAAAATAACGGCCCTTTTAAATGGTGCGTTAGATGAAGCCGCGCAATATATGGGCTATGATAAAATACAAGAATTTGAAGACTTCTTAAATTCTTCTGATAATATAGGCGGCTTCGACGTGCCGCCCGAAAGCGTAGCCACAGCCGTTAAGCTTTTATTGCAAGCAAAATATCAAACCCCAGCCGACGAAATAGTAATTTTTCGGAATTGCTGCGAATCACTTTTATACCCCTTTAGAATAAATTTAGGGGTTTAAAATGCAAGCGTATAGACTCACGCATAGAATAACTATTCAAAAACCAGTTATAACGCAGGGTTCATCTGGCGCGCCTTCTATTACCTGGGAAAACTTACTAACAGACTACGCTGCAGAAGTATTAACAGGCGACGGCGGCGAAAATAATAGCGCTGGGGCCGAACAAAACACAATTAAGGCCCGTATGAATATGCGCTATTTTTCAGCTACTATTCGAGAAATGCACACATACCGCATAC